TTTTGCTTTAAGGAATCAGACAGTGTTGTGATACTCTCATCTGTTTTTTCTTTCCTCTCTTCCATGCAGTCTTTGCACATCTCTTTGAGCTTGTCCTGATCACAGTCAGAATACTTTTTGCAAATCTCAGATACACTCATGCCATCTTTGCAGCACTTCATGACTTCAGCTTTGCTAGGCATCTTGCCGTCTTTGTCCTCTGCCTCGTCCATCTTCTTCTTGTCCTTGGCAGCTTTCTTCATAGTCTCTTCTTTGTCACCATCCTTGTCCAGGTCAATATAATCTGGCTTGGCCTTTTCCATCATGGCTGACTCCATGAGATTAAGTAATTTTTTGTTCAAGTCTAAGTTATTCATAATAATATTCCTTATGGGCTACCTGTTTTCATTACTGAGCTAGCACGGCTAGCGCTCTGGCTAACAGTATCAACCATCTTGGCGTTCTCCACACCTTTACCCATGTTAACTCCATTGTTGAGTTCATCCCAGGTGGGTTGCAATGCATCGCCCATAAGCTCATCTTTGCTGGGATAGCTCCTGAAATAATCTGCGCCTTTTTCAGCACGGATAGCCATGAGTGTGTCTAAAAATTTCTTGTTATAAGTTTCACCATAAAAAGTGTCTTTGATATCTGATTCGTTTACCCAGCTCGCATTTTGCGCAACATAGTGATCCTGATCATCTTTTTGCAGTTCTGCATCTTCCTGACTCACAAATCTGTCAACATCGTTTTGATGTCTGTCACTAGCAATGTCAGCTTCCATTCTGCGAGGCTCCTTGACATCATAACAAATAACTCGCTCATGAGGTAAACCCATGTTGGTAGCAATCCATACTTCCAAAACTCTGGGCTGACAGGGGTATTTCAATACCACATCAGTGCTGCTTACTTCTGAAATGAACTCCACATGCTTTGCGCGAGTGAACTCTACGGGATTTTCTTCCAGTGGTCTTACATTCCAAGATGCAATGCTAACAGGATTATACTTGCTAAGACATCTTTCAAGCTGTTCCATCTGTTGATCACCACAATCATGGGCAATCTTAATGCGGTAGGAATACTCTTTTTGAAAGCTCTCAGATAAAAAAGTTTTAAGTTCCATGGTAACTCCGTTATATTGTAAGACTATTTATCTTTTCAGGAGTTTTTGTCACAAAAAAGCCCTTGGGTAAGGGCTTTGATTGTAAATTCTTTTAAAAAATGTTTATCCTTGCTGACCAACACAATAAAATCTACCTACGGTTAAATCACCAACATCGGTTGAATTTGTGTCAGCGGTAAAGCTAAATTTTTCTATTCTATCAACTAACAATGGTGAACTTCCGTCTTCGCCGCCACTAAGATATCCATGTGTGGTTCCAGATTGGCCAGCTGCTTTACTGATACCTTCTGATATGTCCGCATTGCTAACAGCATTATTGTCAGATGCAAAGGGGAATTTTTCTATGCCATTTTGACTAGCACCAACAGCATACCCATTATCTGTGCTAGATTGACCAGCCCACAAATTACCATTAATTGTTAAATCAGCAACATTACTTGCATTACCGTCGGTGGAGAACGAAAATTTTTGTATATCATTAGTTGGACTTGATCCAGTATAACCCCCTGACTGATAACCATGACTGCTGCTTGACTGTCCTGCGCCTAAACTTAGTGTCAATGTAAGATCTCCTATGTCTGACGCAGTCCCATCACTAGCAAAGGGAAATTTATCTATTAAATCAGTAACGTTGCTCCAATTTGCTGCCATTCCACCCGAAGCATACCCATTATCAGCGCTGGATTGTCCGGCTTGGCCGAACCTACTAGCACTTAAATCGCCCACATTACTTGCATTACCGTCTGCCGCAAAGGCGAATTTTTGTATTTCAGTTACAGTTGGTCCATATGGGCCTGTGGAATTTCCGCCTCCCGAAGTATATCCATTGGTAGAACTGGATTGACTTGAAGCACCTTTAATACCAGTGTTTAAATCACCTACATCAGTTGCATTACCATCAGTAGCAAATGAAAATTTATCAATAGTAACCATTGCTTGAGGGCTAGGCTCCTGACCCCCTCCTGAAGTATATCCATTTGACACTCCACCTGGTGATGGACTTGGTGAACCTCCAGTAGGATCAAGAATTACTGGACCACTTAGTTGTACTCCACCTGAAATTGTAATTGCCATGTTATCTCCTTTATATTGTATGACTATTTATCTATATCCTGTGTTTCAGATCCGCCTAGCATTTTAAGCAATTCATTTCTGTCATATACATTGGGCTGGACTTGCTGTGAATCGTCTTTGGCAGTGTCCTTGCGATGATCCAGATTAGCTTTTTTAATCATCATATCAACTTGTTTGAGTTTGCGAGTTACTTTGCTGTCACGAGCCTCTAGTGCTACTTTGAGCATTTGTGTGGCGCTTGAAAACACTGGCCCTGCAGCCATGTCAGTGAGATTCATGCCTAGGCTCATGAGTTGATCAAAATTGTCCAGAGCCTTTTTAGCTATTTCGTCCATTTCCCCATCGTGTTCTTCCATGCCACGAACTTCTGCGAGGGCAGTATTAATGCGTTCGGATATTTCCATAGCGTCAGAGAGGGTAACAACTTCTGTGTTCACATCAGATACATCATGGTCAAATTCAGGCTCAGATAATTCTGTGGGCTCCGATCCTTCCTCCATGGGAGGTAAGTTAAATAGGTCTTCCAATTTTTTAGTCATAATATTATTTATTTGCGCTTACGAGGCGTGATTCTCTTTTTGGTGTTTCTGGCTGCTTTCTTCTTCTTTTTAGCCATAAAGATGTGCTCCTCATTTACAACTCTAAAAAAGATGCCTTTGCGTTTACACCATTCTGTTGCAGCTTCCCATTTTGCAGAGTTTATAACTACCTGTCGTTTTTCTGCACTGCTACGCGCACTTTCAAATGTACTTTGGCCACTAGGCTTTATCTCTATGAGCTCCACATGCTCGTGTCCGTCATTATCTATGTATTGTATTAAAAAATCTGGATAGTAAGTATGCCATCTGCCATCCACGGGACTCATGTATGGTATTTTAACACATTCTGATCCCCATCGTGTAATGTTGGGATGTTCATCACACATTCTGCAAAAAGTATTTTCCCAGCTACTGCGAAAGGTGGGCATCTTAGAACCCACATACTTGTCACGATTTATGACTTCATACTTGCCCTTGTGAAAACGCTTCATGGCTTAATGAAAGGTGCTTGACGACTCTTTTGATTATTAATTGGAGTATTTAACCCAACTCTGTTACCAGCAGGTCTCAGCGCGTTCATTGCCTCATAGCTGTCTATGGCTAGCTTTAGTTGTGCTTGGTTATCATCAAAATATTGCAGAGGGCTTATACCTTGCTGTTTTGCAACTTTTATAAGCACAGTGCCCATGGCTTTGGCTGCTGGCTCTCCATATCCTATGCTTACTAACTTTGTGTAAACTTGATCAAGCATCACAGGGTCCACCGTATCTGCAGGATCTAAAAAACTTTGTAATATAAATGCACTTGCTTCTGGCAGGGGAAATTGTACAGTAGCATTTTCCAAAAAGTTTACAAGCTTATTTTGAGTTACACTATATTTAATTTCATTACCAAAAGTGTCATATATATTTGCACTAACTCTGGCCATTAACTACCCTCCGATGGTGTACTAGGGTTATTTTCATTTTCCTCTGCAGGATTTTCTTCTGGAGGGTCTTCTTTTTCTGGCCTTCTTCTGTTCTCTATAATACCGTCAGTTACGTTATCAAAAACAGTGCCAATTACTGCATCCTTGACATCTGCACCATTTACTGCTGCAACCAATGCTTTGTCAGCAACATCCCCCAAAAACTCCCCAAAAATATTTTTAAAGAAACTTGCTTCCCCCGCACTGGGTGTTTCTGTGCCATAAGTTGTAAAAAGTTCTTTATTTGTGGGTCCAAAGTCAGGACTTTCGTCCACAGTGGGTTGTTGAGTTCTATTAACTTCTGAACCTTGACCTGAGTTTCCCAAAAATTCATAATCTCTTAATGTACTTGCTGCTATACTACCAGTACCATCATCTCTGAAATTTCTACTTACCAATTCCAGGGAGGATGCATCTTCGAATCTAGCAAGATCCACGTTAGTAAGATCAAAGTTTACTTGATCATATGTTGTGAAGCTTTCATATTGGAATGTCATGGTAAATTCCATGAGTTCATTACTAGCATAGTCTATGGGCGTATGAGTAAATCCAGTCATTACAGGATTTATTAAACTATACTGGACACCTTTTTGTGCATGATAAAGAACATAATCAATTCGCTCAAAGAAGTTTGGATTTGTGTTTACATTATATCCATATTTGTTACTGTCATATGGTCCGCCTGCACCATACTGAGAGCCCACAAAGTCTGCTCCCCCTTCCATTATACTTGTGCTATTGATGTCCCTATCCCCCTGAGCGCCTTTGTTTCTGGGATTCATGTAATGATATGCAAAGTACTTCATTATGATTTGTAACCAAGCATTACTTGCAGTATCAACTACTCTGATAGTCACAGGCTGATACTCAATACCAGTGTTTACAATCTTCTTTTTGTTATACTCATTCATGGTCTGAGTCTTAAACTCGACCTGGGGTAGATCAGCAGTTCTAACCAAACTGCTCATTCTAACTCTCAACTCATCATTGTTTACTTCATCGAAGAACGGTCTACCAAAAAGATCCCTGTCCATGACAAAGCTGACATAGCCGCCGAATTGCTGTCTGGGGGGATCTTGAGAAGGATTGTAATGATATGCATTGCGGAAATCCCGCAAATAAAAACCCTGATTAGTTAATGCTGTCCAGATGTTTTTAGAGAGGGAATCCGCCATGTCATACCAGTATTAAGCCTGTACGCCAGTGTCGTTAATTACTGCTGGATCAGGGAATGGATTACCACCAACCAATCTACCGTTGATGTCATTGTCACCCTGATAGTGTGTGCAGTTATCAAAACGCACAGTCATGGTAATTTGCACAGGTTCATTTGTGCTGTAATCGTTCTGACCATATGCAACATTCTGCAGGAAGCAACCCTCCAGGTAAAATACTTCTGTGGGTCCTGCATTTGTGCCGTCCATGGTTTCAACTTGCATATCAAACTTATAATCATTGCCAGCAGCAGGTGTAGTCTGCTGAAAGAAATTAACCTGGCGTTGCAATTGAGCGCCAACCAATCTAGTTGTTGCATTTGTGATATCATCACGTACTACAACATCAATAGTTGACCATTCATGCTTACCATGGATGTAACTCTTACTATTATAAGAATCCACAACTACTTCTGGAAAGCTCACACTAGGTCGTGTTACACTCTGAACGTTTTGCGTGAGTACTCGGGATTGAGGCTCACCGCCGAAACCTGCCAACATAGTAACGCGGAAGCGATACTGTAGTTTAGGCATAAGAATACCGTTACCTTGGTTACCAGCCAGTGGCACACCAAACTTGTCACGGGTTTCAACTGTATTAATATTTGCCATTTCTATCTCCTACTGGATATTTACATATGTCATTATTTATCTAAAACACTTAAATTTTATTATATACTATGTTTATAGATAAAAAAGGGGGCTAAAAAGCCCCCGGAAATGATATTTTTAATATCAATTATTAACCAGTTTCGCCCAGTGTATTCTGGATTCTAATTGGTACGTAGATGAATTCAATGCTCTTGACAGGCTGAATAGCAATATCAACCCAAAGTTCATTACGATCAATACGATCTGGTGTGTTGTTTGAGCTATCACATACACTAAGGAAATCAAACAAACCTCTGGATGTAACCAATTGTCCCAGGAATCTGTCAACTGTGGTCTTAGCGTTCTGACGTGTGATATCATCGTTGGGTTCAAACAGGAATGGGCGCATGGCCTCATCCAACCTGTCACGGATGTAGTTAACCAAACGTGCTACATTGACACGATCCAAAGCACTGGATACAGGATTGAGTGTCTTTTGTCCAAACACCACAATGCCTCTGCCAGTAAATGTACCGATTGGATTTACTTTGTTCACATACAAATTGTCACGCTGACCTTGACTCAGTGCAACAGGCTTGTATTCGTTGGTTTCCCCGTCCAGGTACCCCACACTAGTAGCATTACTTACTAATCCACGCTGATAACCAGCAGGCGCAAACCAGGGATAAGCAACTTGGTCGTTGTAAGCCATGGTTCTGAGAATCATATGACTCGGTGGTACTAGGATGTCAGTGCCGTCCAAACCTGAGGTCAGTGCACTTGGATAGTAAACTGCTGCATATGGGTTAGCCAAAGTGAGGCCATCTTCACCATTACTTGTAGCATTGTTTGAGTTTGTGGCCCAATCAGTGATACTAGTATTATCTGCAGCTAAACGCATAGGTGTATCGCCTACTACAAATGCTGTTTCCTTACGATCTACGTTCAAATTAACCATTTCATCCATGAGTTCTGGATAATTTGGACAACCTATAAGATTGAATCTTAAACCTTCGTTACGGATATCTTCGTTAGCAGTAAGTGCACCTTGCATAGCTTCAACTACCATATTGCGTTGAGCATGTCTGAGCATATGTGGTGAACCATCTGCCTTAAGGCCACTCACAGTCCTCCAACGACTTGCATTTGCATCCCACTGACGGATTGTACCACCACTTGCTATCATGTTCCAAGCAAGTATACCTGTGGGATATAACACAGGGTTGGGGGCATCAGTAAACATTGCACCAGTAGAGGAAGACCTAAAGTCTCCAAATAAAATTCCTGATGAGGTGTCCTGATCTGAATTATCTATCAGTGCCCAGCCAGTGCTTGACCAACGATAAATTTGTGGATACAGTTCCAGATTATCTGTGCTAATCCATACATCACCAACCAGCAAAGTACCACCAGTCGATTGTACAGTTGGTGCTAACACAGCAAACTGAACATCGCCATTAAATGAGTTCCACGATGATCCAGTACTAATCAATAAATCTATATTATCATTACTAATTACATTGTCATACCATAGCGTCTTGTCTGCAACATCTCCCAGTGGAGCTGTAGCACTTGCTACATAGGACAATGCTGTCCATTCACTGTAAGCAACTGCTGAAGTAGTATCGCCAAGAGTTCCATACTGCAAACCCAAAGTACTTGGGGCCCATCCTGGAATACTGCCATTAAAGAACTTAACACTCCAACCATCTGCTTGAGTAAACTTAATTTGATTACCATTAATAATCTCTGCTCTGAGTTTATCTCTGAGATTTACATTAGTTGCACCTGATACACTGTTATTGATATCGCTCACAGCGTCTGCCAAACTTGCGAATCCGTCACTGTTGGAGTCTGTAGTAAAGTAAACAGGAATATATCCATTGGGATCAGTAACGCCACTATCATTAATGGAAATCCACATTGCAGCAGTGCCTGGACTGTTGATGTGATTAGTTAAATCAAACAGTGGATCAGTTGGGTTAATTAGGCTGCTATAGAAAATATTTTCCACACCAGTAGACTCGTTTTCCCAACTACGCAAAGTTATCTCTGCAATAGGTGTTTCATCATAGTCGGCCCAAAGATCTCCATCTACTGGACCACCTTGTGCTTTGTAGTATGCAAAAGCATCGTTGCTGTAAAGAGATCCATATGTTTCCTCGGTCAACCACTCATTTGAGGCTGAACTATAAACTTTGATATTGACGCTAGAACCCTGATTAGGCTTGGATGTCTGAAGGAAAATATCGTTTTCTCTGAGAGATGTACCATTAGATCTGGTTGTGGGGATATTTAAATGATTGTCCACCAACAACACATTATCTGTAGCAGTATTCCAAGCTGACTCGCCTAAAACAAACCATGCTCCAGAACGTCTCTCACAAATTTTAATAGTGTCAGCAGTTGTGCCATCTGTCTTAAAGTATACTACACCGATATCATAATCAACACCGTATGCTGTAGTAGGCACGCCTTCTGATGTAACATCAGCAGCAGGAATCACAGTAACATTTTGCAATACCCAAGCACCACCTACTCGTCTCTTTACACCCCAAGTAGTATTATTAATATCCAACCAACACTGACCATTTGCTGGCGGCTGTGTGGGCGCAGTTGCGCTTGGTGCTAATTTTGCAAGATCAATGTCTGCTCTGAGAACGTATGCACGATTAGCGAAACCCAAGTAACTTCTTGCAGCTTCTAAACCATATTCGTTCAGTTCATAACCATGTAGTGGGGTTCCACCACTGGTGTAAAATTTTGGATTACCGTAGTTAATGAGCAATTCACGTTGACTAGAAATATTAAAAACTTTGCCAGCGTTTTCAGGTTTTGTGTATTCTGCAATACCAGAACCATCAGATGAGGTTTTGTTCTCTTCTGTAGCTACAATGATAAGAGGAACAGTGCCTGCACCAACGCTAGCGTAAAAACTTTCATCAGTTACGCTAATACTCACTCCAGGTGATACTAATGTTGCCATAATAACTCTCCTATTGTGAATTAGTTAGCAATATTTATCCAAAAAGCAATAAATATGCCTAATTAGAATATCAGGATATAAAATTTAGCAACAAAAGATAAATAGGTCAGGCTTGTTTCTTACGATTCTGAATCTGAAATAGTATTTGAGAAGTTTTTATTTTTAAATCGTCTAGGGTACCAGTGTTTCTTATAATATGATCAACTGGATATCCTGCCCAGTTCCATTCAGATTGATGTATATCTCGATATCTAGTGGTCATTATACGTTTGCTCACAACATTTCCGCCATTTGCTTCCACAGCAGTTTCATACCAGTCTGGTAATTCCCCCCGCTGTACCCATATAATTGTACCACATAAATGTTTAATTATATCGAGCTCATTGGTAAATCTAGCATCAGTAATTACCACAGTTTCAGAATCAGGAACTTTTCTTAGTCTGTATTCCAAACTATTAATCCAGATATCATTGTGAAAATGATCTCTGAGTACGTCAGTCCCCATGAGTTGCAATGCTAATCTGGGCGTAAAACTGTCTATGCCCGTTTTTCTAGTCCAGAAAATATCAGGAGTTTCTCTGAATTCCCTGCTTTCTAAGGTATCGCCCTCTAATAGCTCTCTAGGCCACCCAAAAACACTGGAACACATATCCTTTAAGGGAGCGGCAAAGCTGTCTCGGCGGCCTCGTATGCCCACAGAGTTTGCTATAAAATTGCCCACTGTATCTTTTCCAGATCCAATGTGTCCTACTATTCCTATGATCATTTTTTGCCTTAAATTTTAATATTATGTAAAATTTTATGTACTATGAGTATGTGATTATCCGATAATAAAATCTAAAGGTCTACTTCCTTCTTCAAACAGGAAAATGCCTTGTTTGAGCTTCTCCATTTCGTCGTAACCCTCTTGTTTTAAAGCTTCACCATCGAGCTGAATAGCACCACCTGGACCAGGAAGACCAGTTGTATACTTTGCCCTAGCTGTTCCTAGTGTTACCTTGGCTGCTGCTAATGTCCAATTTGCTAACCAATCTGAGCTATAAACGTCTCTAAACAACGTTGATTCAGGAATAAAGTTTTCCACAGCTACTAAAACTTCTTCGTCAGATGTAATTCTTCTTAGTATAGTAAGTTGTTTGCTAACTCTATCCCATAACCAATCAAACTCTGCAGCTAGCACAAATTGAGCTGTTTCCTGATACATGGCAATAGCATTTACCATACTAAGAACGCCGCCGCCGGCGCCCGAACTTCCAGGGGGGTAAACTCCATAAACAGGGTCAAAAATAATACCTCCATTATCGATTAATCCACCACTAAGTCCTGCTTGTTTACGCCAAAGCCTTGTTACAACCATAACCTCATCAGGCAGGGTATACTTGTTAGTTTCTGTTTGAGCTTCCAGAAAAATATAGCTTTTCTGCACCGCACCTGAACTCAATCTGCGATACATGCTAAGTGCATTGTCTATGGCCATATCGTAATGTTCGCGATCAAGCTCCACATCAACCATACCTTCGCCCAATCTTAGGCGAGTATAGTTGATAAGTTCTTCTCTGTTGCGGAATCCTATGGCATCTTGTGGCATGTTATCTCCTGATAAATGTATTTATCAGGAAAACGCCTTGATTATAATACAGTGTTCGTTGATTCTGCCGTTGCAAGCAGTATCTGTAGTAGTTAGCTCGTTATAGAGTTTTTCAAACTTGGTTCTAGCTAATTTATCTGAACCTTTAAGCACCTCAGGTTTACGTATAGTTTTCTGAGTACTTTTCTTATGATCAAAACCCACAATACTAGTACCTTTGACACCCAAACCACCCACCATGGGTTCAGCAACATAATGCATAAGCTTGCGATTCTTGGTATTATATATCCAAATTTCATTTGCTTCCAGGATACTCACTGGATTGATACTAGCCAGTCCAATGGTAGGTTCTGACTCTTTGTACTTGACCTTGGCAACCAACTTCTCTTTACTAGGGGCTTTCCTTGTTCTGGGTTTGCGATTAGCTTTACCAGTGTTAATAAGTGTGCTGGTAGCAGTCATGATAAGTTCGTAAAACTTTAAAAAGTTTTTACGATCCTGTGCACGGCCTGTGAACTGTGAGTATGCTTCCTTGATCTCTTCGTCCTCCCAAGCTACTAAAAGCTGCGCTTCAGCATATTCAGCTTCATACATCTGCTGAATAATTTTAGCATGTGCAGGTTTAATAGCCGGCTGATATGAGATCATTTCTTTATAGGGATCAAACTTCTTGAGGTCATATTCGCCATCACGCCAGTCATCAAGATAGCCGTCCCATTGTCCACACAGTTCTGATACCTGCTGACGCATACGCTCCTGGATGCTTACTACATTCTTCTTGGGCTTTTCTTCTACTTCTTCCTTAACTTCCACTTCGGGATGCATCTCAAGCAGATAGTCAATGCCTTTTTCAAGTGCTTCAGTGTGCTCTTTACTAAGCACAGCACCCTTGTTGCCAATGTAGGCATACTTGCCAAAGGTCTGGAAAGCATAGTCAGGTACACGTTTGAGATCTCTTGCCTTGTCCTTGTCAATAGTAGCTGCAAACTTTAAAAACTCTGCTTTAAGAGTTTTGGCAGGAACCTCCTGATGTGTATACCACAATGCTTCAATCAAGAGACGGTTGTAGTCACGCTTCATACCGTTAATGCTTACAGGCTTCATTTCTGACTTGATGATTTTGTAGTCAGGCGTTTTAATACCACCTGCTGAAAACTGAGCCTTTTTCTTAGCCATTACTTTGTCTCCAATGCTTTTGCTAATTCTTGAATATCTGAATAAATGTTGTCTGTACTGGTCTTTTCTAAATCAATCTTAAGCATAATGCTCGCATTTTCAATTACTACCCAACTTGGTCGTCTTTCATGGATTTCTACTGTGTCCTGACCTTTGGCGTCCGAGCTTAGTGTTATATATGGCATATTTACTCCTTGTATTTTATCATGTTAACACTGAACTCAGAGTCTGTCAACCGGATAAATAGTGCTATGCCTAGAATAAGTTTATGGAACAAAAATAAAACACATGACTATGATTTTATAGATCGTATCATAGGTGAAAATATCTTTGCGGGTGGTACTGGTGTTGTTGTACACAAATATATGGGTATTGCAGAAACACCCTATGAGGGCGATCCCACAAATCCCAGCAGTGCAGTAGATACCTCTGAGGTTTTCATTCAGGATTTACTTTTTCTAGAAAATAGAGACAGGAAATATTCAAAAGATCTGTATGAAATGCGCGGAGCCTATGCACTAGCTGATAACGACAGCTTTGATCTAACCCAGTTTGGAGCATTTTTAGCAAACGATACTCTGT